TACGAGCCATTTTTAGTAACGCCATCATTAATGCAACATCATGAGCATTTATTTTTATATCTAAATATGCTGACCATAATTTAGCTATATTATTATGATTTTCTGTCTTATCACCATAATCTTTTTCTCTCTGCCCTTGAACAAGGACACTTGCTTGATTTAATACTTGATTACTTTTCATTTTTCCCTTTTAATAATTTAGTTATATCTATTACATTACCTGTTTTTTCTATATCATCATACTTACCATTTGATTTACCATTAGGTTTATTTAATTTTCTATCTTCTTGAAATGACATTAAGCCATAATCAAATGCTATATCTGGTGTATCTAAACCAAACTTAATCATACCTCTAGCAATAGTATAACAAGAAGCCATTCTTTCTGTCATAGGTTCCGTTCCTTTTGGCTCAACAATGTATATAGCATAACTACCATCGTTAAGAGGTTTAATAATAATTTTAACTTCGTTATTGTCATCCATTTTTACTCACTAAATCTAGAAAATGTCTAGCATCAACAATAACTAATGGCTGTAAATTATTTTTTTTAATTACGCCTAAAGGTACTTGTGTTGTTTTGCAGTTGCTATGAGCCTGTTCTATAACTTTGTATATTCCAGTAAATGTTTCTTTATTTTTACATTCAATAGAATAGGGGATTAATGTTTGAGCAAGAGGGGATAATTTAACATCTGCACCACTCTCACCCATTATAGCACAGTAGACATCTTCGTCTGTTAATTTAGGAAATCGAGATAATAATTCATCTCTAACCCAATTTTGTAATCTTCTTCCTTTAGCTTTTCTACTACTTGTTCGCATATTCTTTCTTAGGGTTGTTTATTTTAGTATACCAAACCCATTTAGGATTTAAGCCTTGTGATGATTGTTGTGGTAAATGTTGTATTTCATCTCCCCAACATTCCTTTTTAAAAGGGCAATAGCTACATTCAAATCCTAGTACTCTATTACCTGTAGGTTTTCTTCTATACATTTCTTCAGTATCTGAAAAACATCTTTTGAAAGGTAAGTTTTTTTTTATTGCATCAGAATTATTTTTAACTTTTTTAAGAGCTTCTTCTTTATGCTCATCATCAGCTAATGGAGTTTCTGTTACAGCCCATTCTCCTGTAGATTTATTAATAGCAATCCATCCACCAAATTTTTTCTTTTCAGCTTCTGCATATACATACCCTTGTTCAACATATCCAAATGTATCCCCTTTAGTAAGGGCATTAAATCCGTTTTTAAACTTATGTTCAAACGCAAATGGAGAAGCCGATTTAATATCCCAAATCTTATTATCAATTTCGACATCAAATGTACCATCAATATGCGTACTATTAGATACATCATACCTAACAGATTTCTGTTCATTTGTCACCTCGACCCCAGAAGACTTTAATACTAGAACAGCAGTTGCCTCAATAAGGTCTCCAAATAAATTTCTCATCTTTGCATTATAAGGTTGACTTTCGCCCTTTGCTCCATTTTTTTCCATTTGAAGTTGGCAAAGAGGTCTACCTACATTACTTGCTCGTACTCGAAATTTATTTGGTCTCTTATCGGTAAACTGTTTTTTGATAGCAGTTTTACACGCTTCTCCAAATTCTTCAATAAGTTTATCAGAGATAACGACCTGTTTTTCACAGGCCGCATCTAAGAATGTTTGTACTTTATGGAGTATATCCACTAATTAGCCAATGCTTCAGCAGGGTCAACATCTTCAACTATTTTTGCATCAATAGCATCAACGTTTTTCATTCCACTTTTTTTAGCATTCTTATATAAATCCAATACTTCATTATTCTCATCATTAATGATAGTTTGGAAATTGCCTAGTACAGTTTCATCGTCTTTAGTTAATTTTAATCCTGCATCAGCATCAACTCTAATAGAAGAAACATAGTATACATTACTACCATTTTTCTTTTTCTGTGAGTCTAAATGCAATGCACAGTTAAACATAAGTTTCTTACGCTCACTGATACTTTGTAATGCATTTCCTACAGGATTAAATTGAACACCTGTTACTCTCCATAATACAGGATAGTCTTTAACTTTAACTTCTGTTTTATCAGCAGTATGTCCATCAAAAGTTACTTGACCAAATATTAAACGATAACATTTAATTGTTCTTTGGTTAGCTAACTCCTCTGTAGTTAAGCCTAGTTTTTCCCAATCACGTTGAGGTATCTTACCACACTTAGTACCACCTTGTATATCTATGGCTTCTTCTTGCCAATTTTTAAAGATGATAGAACGATTAGTGTATTCCTCTTGCTCTGGGCTATACTGCATGTATTGCATTGAATTAATAAATGGTCTAAAGATAATGGGTTTACCATAAACATTTTGACCTAATTCACTGTGAAACACAGTATATGCACCCATAGGAAGTTGATTACCATCGTCATCTTCGGGATTTCTATTTATTGTAAGTCGAGGAACACCTGTCCTCTTTGCACCATCGTCTTGTCCGATAGCCTTCATAATGTCTTCATTTGACATTGTATTTATATTTGATAGTTCATTTGACATTAGCATATGTCTCCTTATAGTTAATTAAATATGTCTTTATCATACTTTTTATCTTTTGTCAAGAAAAAAATACAAAAAATATTAAAGAAAGAAATATCGCTACCTGTATTAATTCACTGATTGTCCACATATATGGGTTTCTCCTTCTGTTAGTTGAGCATGTAATCCATAATATGCCGCAAACCATAGCATATAACTGGATAATTCTTCTCTTATATTTATATGTAATGTAGTTGGTCTTCTACCTACATTGTCTTTAATGTATTCTCTTTTAAGTTCAACAATTCTTTCAAGAGCAATAGCCTCTTCATCATTGACCCAATCTTCATTCTCTTCAAATAAATCTCCTACAGTTTTAACCATGATGATTCCTTTCTGTAAATGTTATATGTATCTTACAATCTGTACCGCAATTAGTTAAACTTTCTTCATACTCTTCTAAAAATCTAGCTAATCTTTTTAATGCTGTTCCATCAGTAGACTTCATTTCTGCAAGAACTTGATTCTTTTTTTCTTTACCTTTGTGCCACTTTGACCCAATGGTTTGTATTGTATATTCATCTATATATGTCATAGTTTTACCTCATTTAATTTTAACCAATTATACCCTATTTTCATCTCTACGTCAAGGGGTACATTAAAATCAATGTTATATTGCTCTTTTAATCTTGGTATAACATTGTCTGCTCCTTCTTTAAATACATCAATTACTTGTTGCTCTTCATCTGGATGAATATCTACAACAATAGAATCGTGAACTGTATTTATAAGCACACTTTTTAACTTAGCCTTTTTCATTAACTTATATACTTCAATACAAGTTATAGGAACAATATCAGCAGTAGCAAAACCTTGTACAGGATAATTTTTTATTTGAGTAGAAAATGTTGACCCACCCCATGCTTGTCTTTGTGCACCGGGAAATGCATATTCTCTTCCTGTTGGTAATTTAACTACCTTATGTTGTATGGCTTCAGTTTGTAATTTTTCATGCCATGTCGCAATGTCTTTATACTTTTCTTTAAAGGCATCATAATATCGCTTTTCATCTTCCGTACCTGTGACTCCACCATATAGAGGTTTAAATGTATGTGCTTTAGCCTCTTGTCTAGATACACCTATAATATCTGCTGTGTATTGATGTACATCTACACCATTAATAACATCTTTCATGCCTTGCTTATCTTGTGCAAGAAATACAGCAGTTCTAAATTCTAATTGTGCAAAATCCATTTCCATTACTTTACCATCTTTAAATCTAGATACAACAGCTTTACGAATAGGAAATGTTGCACCTCGTGGTTGATTTTGGAAATTAGGGTCTCTACTTGACAGCCTACCTGTAGCTGTAACACATTGCATAAATTTAGGATGTAAAAATCCTTTATTATTTGTATGTTGCTGTATTCCGGCTACAAATGTATTTAGATAAGTATCAATTGAATTATATCTAATAATATCTTTTAAGAATTGTCTTAATTCTTCATTATCAGATGACAATAAATAGTTTAATGTAAATTTATCTGTACGAAATCCACCTTCTGCTACATCAGATACACTTCTAGGCTCTTGCCCAAAACCTGCAATCTCATTAAGGTCAGTATATATTACACCTTCACCAAAGCATTGCTCACATTTACTAGTATTTTTAAATGGTTCACCATCTTTTTTAATTTTTCTATATGTACCTCTACCTCTACAGCTAGGACACTGCTCTGATTGTGTTTTCATAATATTCATAGTATTTTCTTTAACTAATCTAGAAAACATTGTACGAGAAAACTTAGGTCTACGCTTTGATTTTTTTGTTACTTTATCTATACCTATATTAAATAATTGTGTCCATGATTTTTTATCACTTACCTTTTTACCATAAATAAGCCATGATAATTGTTCTGGACTTGATGGATTAATATTAGTATCACCCATCTTTTCCCATATTGTTTGGTCAATAGATTCTTTTAAACTATTAAATTCTAATAAAAATTCTGTACGAACATCTTCTAATGCTTCTGTATCTATTTTAATACCATTCATTTCCATATCAGTTAAGACATTAAGAAACTCATTCATCATCTTTATAGTAGTTAATAAATTTTTATTACGGGGTAATTTTAAATCTGCCATTTGAGAATTAAATACTTCTCGAGTAGATAATATATCTTGTCTGCCATATTTTTCAATAACACGCCAAGGAATATTTTCAAAACTAATTTGATTATCCATGTAATGGTCAATTATATCTGATTTTAATGATACTTTTCTACGCTTACATACTTCTTTTAATGATAATGGCTTTCTAAATCCACGACCAATAACGTATTCTCCTACCATCGTATCATATAATCTACCAGAATATTTAAATCCACATTCTAATAGCCAAGCCAAATCAAATTTTAAATTATGACCAACAAGTAATGTTGTTTTATCTAAAATATCTTGAACTATTTTATGATTTTCTTTTACACTATAATCTGTGTAATCTTTATGGTAAAAACACGCATACTCATCATTAATTCCAACACTCACTAATTGATTATTAGAATTAAAAGGTGATGGGTCTGGTCGTTTACCTCCTACTTGAAAAGTAGTCTCTACATCTACAACCGTAATCATACTACATACCTCGACAATCTATCATCTATGTTGCAATGGATTGTTCCATGCCAACCTGTTATTTTATTTTTAGATAGGCACAAACTTCTTTCTGTAGCCTCACCTAAATCATTTCTTTTACCTACACCAATAATTAAATCGGCTTCAGCCGCCTTGCCTGTCTTACTATTTTCCATCATATCAAATGATAATTCTAATTTGTTATGAGCATCAGCAGATGCCTGTGAAATAGCAATAACAGAACAATTCCTTCTTTTAGCTAACTCTCTTGCCCCTGTATATATGGCTCGGAGTTTTTCATCATTTCGTGCAAAATTACCACCAACATTAACTTTATCTAATTGGTCAATAATTAATATATCTGGTTTATGTGTAGCTAAATGTGAGTCTATATCGTCAATAGTCCAATCTACTGTGTCAAATAACTTAATATTTTGTCTTATTTCGGCCCATTTTTCTGTGGCTACATCTACATTTTCCTGTATTTCATCTCTATCATACCCTGTCCATGCATTAATTAGTCGCATTTGTGTACGAACAGCAGGTTCTTCATTAATTAAAGCATGTACTTTAGCACCTTGTGAAGCAAATCCCCCATCACTAGCAACTAAACTAATCCAAAAAGCAGTTTTACCTGTTTCTGGTCTAGCAAATATAATACTTAAATTTCCCTCACCAATACCTGTTATGCGTTCAGAAAGTGTAGGTAAATTAAATTTCCATTTAGTTGTAACATTAACTAATTTCATTAATTCAGTAATATCTTTTGTAACAGATGTATCATCAACAGGTTCTTCTTCTTCTGTTTCTAATAAATTTTTAATATCATTAAATCCATTATCTTTACCATTATAAATATCAGTTGCAATTAAAGCAATCTTATGTGCAACATTTCTTTTGTGTATGGCAGATACAATGTCTGATATAATATCATCTTTAGGGTCTGGCTCTTTTCGTATTTCCTCTAATAATAATTCAAAATTATGTTTAGCTGTACGAGTTAACGCAGGATTATATTTATCAACATGTAATGTTTCTAATTCATCTAAGGTTAAATCTGTATCATATTCGGCGTGGGCTTTTTCAATAGAATTGTAAAAACTGCCTGTACCATTAGTAAACATAGATTTAGAAATTTTACCTTTATGCTTTTCATAAAAGTCTTTTTTCAATAGCAATTTTATTATTTGTTTTTCAATCATAGGTGGGTTTATAGCATAAAGATATGCTTATGTCAAGCGTAGTTGTGTAGTTATTTCCTTCATTAATTTTGTTTTTTGTTTAGTTTTCCAATGGTTAATATAAAACTTTGCATATTTTTTATTTAAAATACATTTAGCACTTGATAAATTCCAAGTTTTTAAATAAGCTAAATACATTTTTTCATTCATGGCATATAATTTATATTTTATTCTATTAACTTTTAATTTTTTGTATTCTCCTGTGTGACTGTATACACAATGAAAATATTTTTTCTTTTCTAGAACAAACCAAGGGTATGTGCCACAATCAATTAATTTCCACATCAATAGTTTCCTTATCAAATAATTTTTTTATAGGAAGTATAACACATTTAGATGCATTTCTATCTCCCACCATACGAGTATGTGTGTCTTTATATTTTTTTACTATTTTTTTTAATCTTGATACTTCAAAAACTAACATACAATGATTTTTTTTACCTTTAGCAAGTATATGTATCCAATAATCAGATTTAGTTGCGTTGATACCACTAGGTTTACCATTACATTCATACTCTAACGCAATATTACCTGTCTTAGCCCACCAATCTCTTTCTGTTTTAACTTCTATTTTTTTATTGGCAAA